ACAGGTTTTTGATGGTCTGCCCCAGCCTTGGTTCTGTGAAGATCCCGTCGCAAAGATTGGCGAAGATGTCTGGTTTTGCAATCAGGCACGCGCCGCAGGGTATGATGTCCACATTGACCACGATATTTCAAAAGATGTCGTCCATATCGGGGAGTTTGATTACACGCACGATCTTATAGAAGGATACAAACAGAGGGACGCATCATGACGATCACCACATATTCAACACTGGTCGATAATGTTTATAAATGGCTTATTCGTGATCAGGCAACGGACACTTTTATCACGGCTGATTTGGTGCAAACATATATCCAGCTTTGCGAAGCGGAAATGAACCGAGAGCTTAAAATCATCGACACCGAAAGCACGCAGACATATACGCTTTCAACGTCAAACGATTACATCACCTTGCCGACTGGATATCGTGGGATCACAGCTTTTGAATTCACCAGCCGCCCCTATGACATTCAATATTTCCCCACACGCCGCGCCATGAAAGACGCTTTTGCCTCAGATACAGGCAGGCCGAAGGCATATACGATCATCGGGCAGAAAGCAATTTTCAACTGCACACCAGACAGCGCATACACGATGACAATGGATTTCTATAAGAACATCACGGCATTGACAGCCACAGCCACGACAAACACGATCCTGACGAAATTCCCCGACGTGTACCTGTATGGAAGCATTCGCCAAGCCCTTATCAACCTGAATGACCAAAGACGCCTTGAGGCCATTGCCCCCGTTTATCAAAACATCCTTGCAAGAATACTTGAGGACGATAAAAACGGAAGGTTGCCAGTCGGCGCAGCAATGAAACCCAGAAACGCGATAGGATGATGCCATGCTTGATGCTTCTGAAATTTTACCTTTCGGCGAATGGATGCCTGATCTTGGCAACTTTAACCATGCGGGTGCGCTCACTATTGAGAATTGCATCCCGCAGAAAGACCGATATATCCCGTTTAATGAATTTCAGAACTTTTCGGCGGCTCTGGCGGCAGGATGTAAAGGCGCATTTGCTTATCGAGATGCATCCGGGACGGTCACGGTCTTTGCTGCAACAAAAACTAAGATATACAAATTATCGGGTACAGCTTGGAGCGATGTCACCAGAGCGTCAGGCGGTGATTATACAACTGGTGATGATGGGTTTTGGCAGTTTGTGAACTACGGAAACCTTGTGATCGCCACAAACTACAATGACGACATGCAGGTTTACGATATTGCCACGGACACGGCGTTTTCAAGGCTTTCCGCAACTGCCCCGCGCTGCAAGACATTTTTTATCCTAAAGAACTTTCTTGTGTGTCTCAATGTTGTTGACAGTGACGGGGCAACAGCGTACCGCGTGCGCTGGTCGCCTTTGGCAAACCCTGAGGGCGTATGGACTGATGTTACCGTTCAAGCTGACTTTCAAGATATTACTGGCGGTGACTTTTCAAACACGGCAGGCGTGTCCATTCAGGACGTGGGCTATATCATTCAAGAGAAGAATATATTCCGCATGGAGTACGTGGGCGGCAGTGATATTTTTCGCTTTGAGCGCGTCGAGGATGCTAAGGGTTCAAACTTCCCGCGCGGCGTAATCACAAATGGCAGGAATGTCTATTACCCGTCTGATGATGGGTTTTACGAATTCAATGGCGTGGCCTCTGTGCCAATCTGAGACGGTAAAGTGGACAAGTATTTCGCGGATGATGTCGGGCTTGCTTTTTATTACAATCTAAATGCAGCGATTGACCCTGTAAATAAATTGGTTTTATTCGCCTATCCAAGCACACAGGCAGTGGACGGAACGCCCGACAAGATCATGTGCTTTAACTGGGTCGATCGCAGGTGGTCAATCATCAATCAAGAGACGCAAATCCTTTTCAGATATCTTTCTGTTGGGTACACTTTGGAAGGTCTGGACGCGATCTCGACTGACATTGACGCTTTGCCTTTCTCGCTTGATAGTCGAAACTGGACGGGCGGTCAGGCAGTGTTCGGGGCTTTCAGTTCATCGAATATCCTTGGCAGTTTCTCAGGCTCTGCAAAGACTGCAACATTTGGAAGTTCAGAGGTTAGGCCAAACCAATCAGGCAACACCGCTCTAAAGGGCGTTATTCCATACATTGAGGGGGATGGCGCTGTCACAGCAAGGTTAGGCACACGCGGGAAGCTATCGGACGCGATCACATGGACGCCATTTATAAGCAAGAACAGCTACACAGATGAATTCGATTTTACAGCCGATTTCAGGCTTGGGCGCGTTGAGTTTCAAGTGTCGGGGGACTGGACAAAGGCGGTCGGGTTTTCATTGCGTGCAGAAGCCAGCGGGGACGTGTGATGGTGACGATAAACAAAAGCAGCCTGAAGCCCCCACAAAAGCCGTATCTTGATGAGGAATATCTCAGGCAGCTTGCACGTTCCCTTGAGCGTATAGTCGATGCACTGTCTGAGCTTAACACCGCCATTCTGGACAGCAAAAACGCCGTTGTCCCCGTGTCCTTAGCCGACGCCTCCGCAAACAATAACAGCATTTATTATTCTACAACGCAGACAAAACTTGTTTACAAAGACGGCGGGGGAGTTGTGCGTGTCCTGTATTGATAAAGCGGTCATTTTGCCAATATCAACACGTGATCTTGATTTTTATTGGCATTTCGTGTCAGAATACATCGAACGCGCTCTGGAACATGCGGACTGGGTAAGCCTTGAGAGCATCCAATCCGACATTGAGAACCACACAAGGCAGCTTTGGGTCATTAAGGATAATGGCCGTTATATCGCCGCAGTAGTCACCAGAATTCACGAATATCCAGAAATCAAAATTGGCGAAATATCATTGGCAGGCGGCGAATTTCATACACGTTGGGATCACTTTGTTGATGTTATCGGGGAGTGGTTCAAGGGTCACGGGTGCGCGGAAATGTCAATCATTGGCCGCGCTGGGTGGGAAAGATTATATCGCAAGCGGGGCTTTAAGGTCCACGCCATAGAACTGAGAAGGAATTTGGAACATGGGTAAAAAAGGGTCAAGCACAACATCTTCAACGGTCAAAGTTCCTGAATACCTTGATAAAGAGCTTCAATATGGCTTAGGGCAGGCGCGAAACCTGTATAATAAGGGCGCACCGAAATTCTTCTCAGGCCAGACATACGCAAACTTTAATCCCCTGCAAACCGAGGCACTGGACGCAACAGCAGCGCGCGCGCGGGACGGCTCTCCCCTTATCGATGCATCACAGGACTTGACGCAGCGCACAATCAATGGCGAATTCCTGAATAATAACCCGTACCTTGATCAGCTTCTCGAGCGGTACGGCGCAAAGGCAAATCAGCAGGTTCTAGGGTCATTTAACGCATCTGGCCGCATGGGATCAGGAGCAAACACACAGACCGCTATTCAGGCCGTATCCGATGCCACGCTTCCATATTTGTTTGAGAACTACCAGAACGAGCGCGGGTTACAAACACAGGCGTCACAATTCGCCCCCTCACTTGCTGCGACTGACTATCAAGACCTTGCCGCGCTTTCTGGTGTTGGTGATGTTTATCAAGAGCAGGACCAAAGAGGGATCGACGAGGCGATGGCCCGTTATAACTATGATGCCAACGCACCGAGCGCATGGCTTGACCAGTACATGAGCCGCGTCAACGGATCAGGCGCAAACAATCTCACAACACAGACGCAGACCACGAAGCAAAAAGCAGGGCTTGGCAGTGTCCTCGGAACGGCTTTGTCAATCGGCACAATGTTCACAGGTGAAAGGCCATTTGCTGGCGTCTTTAATGGGATGGGCTCAAGTCGCGGCTTATCATCCGGCGCGCGCGCAATGGGAGGTTACTAATGGCACAGGATTTTATAGGAATGGGCACAATGCCAACTGATCCAATCATGGGCAACGCGGGGTTTATTACGCCTGAGCAACTCAATAAACCCCTTGCGCCGCAGACAATGCAGCCGAACGCATCTGGCAAGATGCTTCCTGAACCGAAAATCAGTGAGGCACTGGCGCAATTGGGGATCATGCTTTTGGCTGCTGATCCAATGAGCGCGAACATGGCAAACACGATGATCGGCTTTCAAAACCAAAAACGTCAGGACAAAATCACCGCGCGGCAAATGGAACGCCAAAACAGGCAGGATCAGATTTCAGAATATGAGTTGTTGGGCCGCATCCGCGAACGTCAACTTGCCGAAATGCAAGCCACGAAGAAACTGGAATTATCGGACCGTCTCAAGAAATCAAACCCCGATCTTGCAGACCTGATTGACCTTGATCCATCGAAGGCCGCAGAGGTTCTTATGAAGCGGTCAAGCGGTCAAATTGATCTACCAGAGGGCGTCAAACTTCCTGAGGGGTATGTTCCTGTTTCTGATCCAACGGCGGCGGGCGGGTTCAAGATTGTTCCTGCGGCTGGTTTTGCGCCTAATGCTGGTGGGCCGTTCG